AAAAGCAGCAAAAAAAGCAGGTAAAGAATTAGTAGATGTTGCAACAGGTGTTGATGGAAGTTATGAAAAAATTAAAGAAGGAGTAAAAACAACTACAGAAAGCATTACAAGTTATGTAAAATCAACAACTGAAGCTGCTGCTGCGAATATAAAACTTCAAAAGACAGCAGAAAAAGCTAGAGTATTAAATCAAGGATTAATAGAAGATTATGATAGACAAGCTGAATTATTAAGACAAACAAGAGACGATGAATTTAAAACTATAGACCAAAGAATAAAAGCTAATAATGATTTAAAAGCGGTATTAGAACAGCAAAAGGAAGCAATGCTTGATAATGCCGATGCAATATTAGCAGCAGCTCAAGCACAGTTTGATAAAAACGGTAACGATGCAAATGCTATAGCTTTA